TCCGGAGGCGGTTCTTGTCCAGGCTGAACATTAATCTGATTCGCCGGCGCAGGAGCACCTGGGCCAGCATCTTGTGGAGGCGCTTCTTGGTCTTCTTCTGCCTCTTTAGCCTCTTTTTCTATTTCTTTTTGTATTTTCTTTTGTTCTTCCGGTGTATGCCTCAATATATTATCTTTAACATATTGTCTGGAAAGATATGTTCCAACTAATTCTTCAACATCTCTCATCATATTAAATCTGTCTGTCATTAATTCTTGAGATTTTAATTCAGCAAAATGATTATCTAGTGCATAATTAAATTTAACGGTTTCTCTTAATTTTGACCATTCAGATGTATGAATAATATTTTTAAGAATTAATTGTTTTTCTAATATTTGATAAAATAAATGAGAAAATCTTATTCTAATTCTATCAATAAATCTCGAGAATTTTAATTCATCTCTACTAATTTCTGATGCTCTACCTAATACAAAAGGTGTATCAGCTTCTAATCGTGACAATGGAACATTTAATGATTGATATAATTTCCTTCTGAAATAATCAACATCTTCCATCTCACCTAGATTTTGTCCTCCGGGAAGAGTTGTAATTTCTGTTCCTCTTCCACCTTCTCTTCGTGGGAGCCAGTAATCTTCTAACATTGATTGATGTCGTCTGTCATCTTTTATATCACCTGTAGCGGCATCATAAACTAATTTATTTTTATATCGAGTCATAATATCTTTGAGATATTGTTCGGCTTTCATTTTAGGTAAATTACCAACATCAATATAAAAAATTCTTCGTTCGGGTGCTCTCGCAATTCTATAAATTACAACTGCGTCTTCTAACATTCTTAATTGATTTAAACCTTTAATGGCTTTATGTAAATGAGAAATAACATATTTTTTATCTTTAGTCATTACTCCTGAATGAGCCATTATAACAGAATCGGGTGCAACCTTTAAGCCCATTTGACTTGGGGTTAACAAACCTTTATCATTAAAAATATAATATTCGGAATATTTCGGTAGTTTAAAAGTACCCGGTGCTTGTCTAGGATCCGGTTTAACTTCTCTAACCTTTTTAATTTTAAGGGAATCTATTAATCTGAGTTCCTGTATTCCGGCCTTAGTATTTTTAGGATCTATCATTACGTGATAATATAATCTGCCTTCAACATACCATCTTTTAAAAATATCATAAGCTTGATTATTAAAATCTAGCATTTTTAAAATATTATCAAATTCATCTTCGAGTTTAGATTGTAAACTTTTAGATAGATCAGTGTGAGTTAAATCTAATTCAACTGGATTTCTGTTTTGATTTGTGATGATAGCTTCTTGGAGGATATTTTCAACGGCAAGATCACATTCAGGGTGTTCGATCATTTCCCTGTATTTCATAATTAAATCTGCTTCGGTCTTAGCAGTTGCTTCCATGTCAACGTAGGAAGCGAAAGCTCCACCTGCAGAAGTTGCTTCAATAGCACCTTCTTCGTTTTCCGGAAATGCCAGAGCAGGAATGTCTGGCTTCTTATCTCTCTCAATATTAAATCCAAATAATTTCATAATATATTTTTAGATTGAGGTTTAAGCGTCCTTACTGATATTAGCTTGTCCGTGATAATAGTAGTCATATTGCCAGTCAACAGTGAATTCTTGAATAGTGTTTACACTATCCCAATTTAAATCGATTGAGGACATTGTAGATGGCCAACAGTTCACGAATGTCCAATCCTGATCTTTGGTGCCATCTTTTTTATACATTGTTAGAGTTATTTGAGTGGTGTAGGCTCCTCTACTTGCGAATAAACCTGATTGAGATTTGTTACTCATAGCGCCATTCATTTTTTGCATCCAATCAACCAACCCATTATAAATTGCATATCCCTCATCCTGAACTACTGTCGTGGTCATAGGAGCAAATTCTCTGCTTTCTCCTGCGACTTTTACATTTCTACCAAAATATGGTACTTCGATTGCGGTAATTGTTGACGCGGGTATTTGAGATGCTTTGCACAGATATGTCCAGTTAGACATTCCCGCTATACCTTGTGGTGGTGTCATGGTACACCACATCAGGTTAGTTCGGGCGCCCCCACCTTTTAATTTACTTGTAAACGTATTTACATTAAAATCTGCCATTTTTCTATTCCTATTTTAATTTGTGCTTAGCCGCCCTGATCACCTGAGAGCCAGTAATCATAGGCCCAAGTGATTGTGTATTCCATTACCGCGTCATTGGGGTCCCAATTAACATCAATTTGATCTAGAGACGTTGGAAAACAATTATAAAATGTCCATCCACCACCTCCTGGACCATCAGTCTGACCGGCTTTTGTAAATACATCTAAAAACATTGATGTAGTATAACCGGACAATTTACTTACGTGAGATGCAGCCCTTACGTTACCGGCGTGAGAGTTTAATTTGCTCATCCAACTTTCTACTTGATTCCTAAACGAATATCCCTCATCATTGATAACGGTAGTTGTCAAATCTTCATATGTTCTATTACCTGGTAATTTTACTGCTCTACCCATGTAATTAACAGTGGTTATACCCATAGTATTAGAAGGAATTTGAATTCCCTTACATATAAATTTAAAATCTGCTAACTCAGCACCTTGTGGAGCGTCGCCCAGTCCTGCAAGGGCTACCGTAGCTTGAAATAAAGAAGCTCTCGCTCCTCCTTCAGTCATTTTACCTATGAAAGAATCCGTTCCGTCTACTACAAATCCTGGCATTTTAACTTCCTTCGTATATTATTTTTTTATTATTTATACGATAATTTATATTATTTATACTGCGTTTACAACTTCTTCAAATTCTACTCCACTTCTTACTGCAACGAAGTTGAGTAAGATGAAGTTAATGGATTTAGTCGGCTTAACGAATATACTTCCGATAAACTCGTTTCTATCTATAACTTCTTGAGTATTATTTGATTCATCGCAAACAACTGCAAAATCTGTTATGCCGCCTCGACCTTGAATATCCCTGAGGAATGGTTCAACTGAAGAAACAAAACTGGATCTAGTAAAATCATCGTTAAATTCAAACATTGAGAATCTAGCAAAATTTGCAATTGACTTTTCTAATGTGATGAAAAGCCTTCTAACGTTAATTCTATCAAATGCTGATGGTTTAGCTAATAGAGTTTTATCTCCAAATAGCAATGTTCCTTGTCCGGAAAAAGATACAACTGGGTTTACACCATTTTTATAAAGATTATCTCTTTCTGTTTTACTAGGATTCCATGCTAACCTGGCAACATTTTTAACTTGACCTCTATTGAACCCGGCCGGAGAAAAGAAAAAATCTCTGTCGATAGTAGTTCTTACAACTAAGCCGGCAACATCTGGATTTAATGGTACGTATCTGAAAGCATCATTATACTTGTCGTATTGATATTTCCAGCCGCTATCTATAACTGAATAAGAAGAACTTGGTAGTTTATCTCTGAAGTTATTAATTGCGGTTACTTCATTTCCAGAATTGTTAACAACATCGGATTGCTCCGGAGAGCAGAAAACCATACAATCTTTACGTACTTCTGCAATGTTGCTAATGAGGTATGAATTTACAACTGATGATTGAGCTCCGGTTACGACCAAAGATACATCAACATCTTCTGCTGATTTAAATTTGTCATATCCCACAATAATATTAGCATCAGTTAATGTTTGACCATCGGCTCCGCCTGTCATACTAGCAGTTACACCAATTCTGTTTTGAGTGTAAGCTGGTTTTGATGCAGAGTTCGCAGATGTTCCCCAAGCTGCGGTATTAGGCGCAGTGTCTGCACCGGAACCGGTTGGGTGTTTCATCCACCAAACATATTTGGATCGTCTATTAATTGCTTCTTTATAATAAAGTGCTTGGCCATCTTCTGATTTGGCATCGCTAGCTACTGACAAAGCTGGGAATATTTCTAGAACGGTACCTTTAACTCCGGTCCACTCACCATCTTCGTCTGTTATTATTACATGAACTTCATCATTACTTACACCTCGGCGAGTTGCAAAATCGGAGGTAGTTGGAGGATAATCAAAATTACCCGCAAATTCCCATTCTCTTGCCCATTCAACGGAAGTTGATATTGCCGTTGCACTTGGGGAAATTGCCGTATCTAAAGTGGCGCTTGTATTACTTGTAATAGAAGCTACTTTGTGAGTTTCACCACTAATTGTAACTTTATCGCCAACAGCTAACTGGAGATCAAAATATGTTCCAGTTCCTGTCATTACTTTTCTTGCCGTATCAGAAACCTGAACTGTTCCCATAATAGGACCTGTTCCTGCTTCAGCCTCTTTATACTTAGATGAATGTGCACGTCTATACGCTGTAGCACTGCTTACGTCGGTGTTAGATGAAGATTGAATCGTCATTGCAGAATCAGTCGCAATCGCAGTCACAATGTAATGTGTAGTTGAATTAGAATATATAACATCATTCAACTGTAATTCTGATGTGAAGGCGGTTCCTGTACCAGTAACGGTTCCTTCCGTACCGGCAAAGGCAACTGTAGCGGTTCCAGTAATAGCGGCATCAGTAATGTCAGCACCACACATGGATACTTTCATTGAATTGCCTAGCTCACCGGCGTACTTGGCTGCAAATTCACCGTAATTAGCCGAAGGACCTGATCCTCCAAATTCTGAGTAATACGTATTATAATAATCTTCATCACTTTTAATTAAGACAGAGTTTGCCGCATCTGTCGTTGCGTTATATGCCATTGAGTTGGCTACTCGAACAACATTCAAATTTTGTCCGTAGGCTAAGAAATTCGCCGCTGAAAAAAAACTTAGATATGTTGAAGAGTCAGGCTTCTGGAAGTTTTCCACCAGTAGATCTTCACTGCTTACATTAACTATTTTATCTATAGGTCCCCAGCGAAAAGCCCCAGCAAAAGCACCTGCTGTTGTTCCGGTCTCAGGCACTATCGTAGTTAAATCTATTTCGCGAGTAACTACTCCTGGACTTACTGTAAATGCCATCTTCTTCTCCTGTAAATCGCTGAAAAATTTATTAAGTTCATGTACTATTAGTTACTGATATTATTTATAAATAAACAATCTTTACACTCCGAAAACATTGTGCCCTGATTCTTCCAACATTCTATCAGCTCGGGCGGTCTTCCATTGCGTACCTTGGTTATCAACAAAAGTCTCTGGTTCTGTTCCATCGTCAATAAATCCGAATGGTAGAAAAGATTCATCTATTTCTTTCATCTTTTCATGATACATTTTTTCTCTCAGATCAAAATCTGTTAATTCTTTAAAATATTGCTGATTTGTTAACCATGCAAAAATTACGAGAGTAATAACTAAATCATCATGATGACCTTCTTCGGCTTCATATGATTCTTTTTTAGCCGAGAAAGAAGTAAGTTCATATATTATATCATAATCAGTAATAATAAGTTTATCTTCTTCTATTAAATTCTTTAAAGTCGAGCAGCCTAAACGTTTAACTTGTTTTGTGGTTCTTACGCCCCATTGAGCATTTTTTCCGAATCCACCACCTAATACTTGACCTCCGCGTCCTTTCCAATTCATCATTAACATGTTTTCATATTCCATATCCTGATGAAGGGTCATCGCAACAGATTCGCCTATATCATTAACTTCTACTAGCACAAATGCTTCGTTATAATGTTTAGCCGCTTTATATATAAAATTTGGATATAGCATAGGAGATATTTCATTATCTCTATATTTTGCGACAACCTTGTAAGGAAGTGTGGTACTATCTATAACTGTAAAGGCTGAGTAATCTAATTGTAATCCTTTTGCCGTATCGCATACAATTGTATATGTATGTTTCGGTACCGGTTGCTCAAAGATATCTAAATTTTCATAAGAATGTACTGGTGTTTTAAATGCCATAGATCTTAATTTTGAACCAGCTACTAATGTTCTTGTACTACCAATAAATTCTGTTTCAAATTCCTGTGAGAATTGTCTTTCGCTTGTATTGCGAATAGTCTCTTCTCGCCAGGCAGCATCTCGACCTGGAATTTCTGACCAGTGAACTTCAATGGGGACATAATTACTTCTTTTTTCTTCTGCATCTACCCACATCTTATAAAACTGGTTTAAACCTAAAGGTGTTGATACGATAAAAACTTTGGTAGTTTGACCAGAGGAAATAGTAGGATAAACCGAAGTAAAAAATTCTTCTGCTAATTCTTTTGGAACGTGTGCAAACTCGTCTAAGAAAATTATATTAAAAGATGATCCACGAACCGCGGACGATGAGGTAGCGGCTGCTAATACTTTCGAACCATTTTCTAATTCTATGTTACCTTTATTCCATGCCAGAATACCTTGCTGTAACCATATTGGTAAATTCTCATATGATAATTTTAATCTATCTAATAACTCTCTAGCTAGAGATCCTTTGTTTGCTAGAATACCAACCTGAACATTTTCATTGAAAAGAATGTAGTGTAAAAAGAAGGCTATGATGGTTGTTGATTTACCTGACTGACGTGGCATCTTACATATCACGAAACGATTATCGTGAAATTTTCGTACCATGTTTTCTTGAAAAGGATATAGATTAAAATCTACTAAGCCTTTATCAACATGTATAATTTTGACATAGTCTGTGATGAAGTGAACAGGATCATTCTGACATGTGATATATTCAGTTAACTGTTCTTCTGAAAATTCTACGGGAACATTCGCCGCTTTAAGTTTTGGATTACCTAGGTAATGATTACCCATTTATTACCTATCCTTTTAATACACTATTCCAATCAACTGAATCGTACGGAGTGTTGCTGTGAGGATCTTGAGTTTTTATAAAAAATTTTGAATCAAGAGATTTGATATATTCATCTCCTGTTGGATCGTTTTCACCGCGTATATAATGTACTTCTGTTTTTCGAATATGTTTTCTAACTGTTGTACCGTTTGACTCTCTTATAGCTCGTCGCACTTTTCTAAAATTTCTCACTTTAACATGTTTAGGCATAGACAACCTTATTATTTGTGTACTTTTGCATGGCCAGCTAAATTAGCACGCGCCTGCTTCATTCTCTTTGGTTCATCTCTTGTAATTCTTCGAATAGCCGGTTTTATTTTTCTATTAATAACGGAGGCTTTCATAGCTTTCCACATTCTTTTCTTTATGGCACCAACAGCACCTTTTGCTTTCATTACTGCACCAGGAATAACTTGTCTGAAGGTTTGATTTCTTGCGGAAGTCCGTTTTTTAGTTTCTGTTTTTCTAAAAACCTGTGATCTCTTTTTCTTTAATTGAAATGAAGCTCTTTTAACCATTCTTTTCATTCGTCTACCTTGCTGTCTCATTCGTTGACCGAAGGCTGCCATAGTTTCTTTTTCATATAAAGACATATGTTCTTCCACTATCCCCATATCTTCCATTTCGATCCACTCAAAAAAAGTATCTAGTTCTCCGGCTTCTTCCGCTTCAGAAATAAATTCTTCTACTGCTTCATCTATTATATCATTATGTTCTTTGAATGATAACATATATACCTTTTCTAAAGAAAACTACTGGCTAATATAGTGAGTAATCCAACTATAATAGCAACTGCGCTTGTAATAATTATTCTATTTTGTTTTAAATTTTGTTCAATGAACAAAGTCTTCATTTCTTCTATACTAGTTTTTACTTTATCAATTCTTTCATGTATTATTAATCTATCTTCCTTAAATGTTTCTTTCAATTCTTCGTACTTCTCTTCTAACCGTTGATATCTTTCGGCACACAAATCCACGTGTGTCTCCAGATTTGTCTTCTCTGCTTTAGTTACTATTCTTCGTGCGGCCATATCTTAACTAACCTCAGAGAGTATCGTATTTTTCTGTTTCTTTATGTTCGGGATCATCCTTTTCCTTAAACCAGTAGTCAGTCGCTTTGGCAAGCACCGCCACATAGGCCCCCACCATTATATTAATTAGATCGCGAGACTCTTCTGGCAGGATTCCGAAAAATAATAACCATACCAAAAATAAAAAAGTTAATACTATTATCAATGTTATTATAAAACGCGACCAAAAATTTAATTTTTTACGGCGTTCGGTTCCTTCAAATACTAATGCTTTCATTGGATCACTTTCCCATACTTTTTCTTCACTATCAGAGTACATCTCCTCAATTGTATTTATCTTATCATCGTCTGCACGATTTTTTCTACTTAAAATAGCCATTTTTACCCTTTAGACATTATAGAGCGGAATATAAAATTCCGATCCATTCAATTCTACTTTTAATCTTTTATCGCTATTGGTGGTTGATGTAGCCACCGAACTACTCTGTTCTGACATAATTCTAAACACGTCACTACCAAATGTTAAAGACCTATTACCAGATATTATTACACCATCTTCATCTATTTCCATAGTTGTTTGTAAATTGCCTGCATTCATAACATTAAATTCTAATGAGCCATCTTCTGATCCATCTGTAATAGTTTTTTGCTTACCATTAACTTGCGCAAAATTTATTTCTTCGCTGGCAGAATTAGTTCCTTTATATTTTAATTTTCCTAAGGAATTTCCGTTAGAACCCGCTTCATTTCGATGCAATTGTATAATTGCTTCGCTATTAGTATCTTGAACATCTATATCACCACAATTTACGGTGGTAGCGCCTGTAATAGCACCACTCATTGTAATTCCACCGGATGTATTAACGCTCGCAGCTCCGGTACCTGAAGAAACTAATTTTGTTCCTGTAATCGTAGTTGCACCAATTGTACCTGCATTTGTTATATTTCCTATTCCATCAAGTACTTTAGATGTCCCAAGTATAACCGCTTTATTAGCTGCAGCTGTTCCGGCGGTAATTCCCGTATAAGCTGTTATTAATCTTATTTGTGTTGAATCGGAACCACTATCATTTGTAACGCGAAAAACGTTTGCATCAAATAACATATTTGTTTTAGCGTTATATGATGTTGTATCATCAGACCCATCTTCAAGATCATTTTTCTGTATTGTATGTTTAGACCCACCAGCAGTACCATCTACAAATGCCAATTTTCCTGTTGAACTATTATATTTAAGATATTTGTTATCTGCTAAATTAGAAGTATCAACATCGTCAAGTCTTAACAATCTTACTTCACCTGAACCACCCATTGCACTAGAAAAATCTCTTGATCTTCTGGATATTGTATTAAGATTTTGTTCTATTAAAGAAATCCTTTTATCGTAATCAATTTCGATATTTTCTTTTTTTACAAATTGTTGTTCCTGTTCTATTTTATCTACAATTGCTTTTACAGGATCTTCTTTAATTGGTTCTTCAACTGGCACATCTTCATGAACACCTGCGACTAAGCCGTCTGGTAATTCTTCTTGAACCGGCTCAGGCTCACTGACTTTTATTTCTGATTTAAATTTTAAAGGTGGAGGTTCAGTCTGGGGTGTTACAAAAGAATCCATCATTCTTTCAAATTCAGATATGCCTTCCATACCTGCGTATGATTCCATCATTTTTTCAAATTGAGATATACTTTTATCGGCCATGCATTCCCTAAAAATTTATATTATATGATATTTATAAATCTGTTCCACATCCTAATGTTTCATATTTAATTTGTTTCCATGTATTATTTTCTTCATTATATTTCATCCTTATCATGTTTCCATGGCTGTCGCAATGATGAGAATAAATTCCTTCTTTTAATTCAAAAAATCCTGCGTGAACCAATCCTTGTAATTTTTCTCTGGGCAAATACTGTGAAGCATCTATCCATTTTTCCATAGAAGTATCCATAGATGCCATCCATTGTTCATCACTTCCAGGTCGAGTATTTTGCCAATCTTCAGGTGGTACACCGCAACCGAAAAATAACAGAATCAATAGTATTTTACTAATCATAACTCTCATATAACTCTTTAACTTCAATATTTGTAAGTACTCGCTTATATATTCTAAAATCATCTACATAACCTTTCCATGGCCCTCCACCAAGTCTGTTCATTCCTATTTTAAGTAATTCCCAATAGGTGTCTACCATAACTTTGTTTCCCTTGAACTCGCCATTTTTATAATATGTTAATTTGTGATTATACAAATAGACATAGTTGGCTTCATAAAATTTTGTAAAAACAAAATGTTGCCATTCACCATCATCAAGATCCATTTGTTCATTGACTCCTGTCCCATTAAATCTTAGTTTACCATTACCACTATAATCAATTTGAAACCTGTCACCAGAAGTAGAAGTTCCTGTTGACATTATAGAGGCCCATTGATCCATCTGAGAATTTGACGGCTTAACCCAAAATGAAATAGTCCAATTATCTGTTGTGGCAATGTCTATATCATTATAATGTGCATAAACAGAATCATTTCCGGGTAACCATGCGGCTTGTCCATCCTTATTGATTGTATTATTATCACCAGAATATGTTATTGTAAAACCATATCCTCCTACACCAGTTAAATCTCTGCCGTATGAACTGCTATCTTTTAAGTCACCTTCAAACTTATAGTGAGCCCACAAAGTTGAATCTACTTCTTCAGTTTCATTGTCTGTTTCTTCAGTTTCATTATCGGTGTTAGTTTCATTATCAGTATCAGTTAGGTCTTCCCAATCTTCCTCATCAAAATCATATTCATCTTCCCACTCTTCTTGATATGGATAATCGGGATTAAGTTCAACATCAACCCAAACTTTAACTATGTAATCATCTTCCCATGTAACAATAAATTCATTTGATTTACCATGCATGAAAGGTATTTCTGGTTCTTCTTGTGTCCAATTAGCATATTCAACATACATTGGCTCATCAATCGGAACTTCTACTTCTGCTCTTAAATCATCATCTAAATCAATATCTGCAATATTTGGTTCTACTTTAATATTGTGTCTGACAGGCCATGTATTTTCAACCATACTCCTGACAGATGAACTATATCTTGTTAATTCAATATCTCTTAAAGCATCAGAATGATTATAATTAATCGTAACTGAAGTTCCCTGTCTTCTTAA